GCATTTACCGTCGCGCGTAAATCGGCGCAGGAAATCACGGTTTCGGCTGGCCGTTATGTCGCCGGGGAAATCGTCTTTGCGCAGGAAGCCCCCACCGATATGAACCTTCAGCTTCATATCCCGTTGGCTGCTTCCGACCAGCGTTGGGTTGCGGTCCTGCTTCGCGGCAAGGAAGTGACGGACACGGCAAACCGGCCTTTTGAAACTTCCGATGATCCCGAAACCAGCGTTATCGTGAACCGCACCACGCCGAAGACAATCCGCCGGGTCGTTGAACTCATCGTGCAGCCGGGCGATGCAAACCCGGTCCCGGTCAAGCCGGTAGTTGCCTCCACCGATGCATGTATTGCCTTCGTACTGCTGACCTCTTCGGGCATTGACGCTATCGAGCCGGGCAACAGCGACCGTGTAAAAACCCTCTATGAAGTGGAGGGCCGCGTAACGGCGCTGGAAGTCGATCTGGACGCGCTCTTTATGCGGACCGAGACGATTGAAACGCAGATCGTCAACATCAAGGCCAAGCTGACGGAAATCCCGCGTCCGGTCATTATTCGCCAGATGCAGCGCGACATTGGTGCGGCTCGCCTGAAAGTCGATCTGCCGGACGAGGCACGCGCCTACGTGTTCGATAATGGCTTGATCCCTGACCGTTGGGACATGACGCATGTTGACTGGCTTGCCCGTATTGAAGAGGGTATTCGCTTTGGCTTTGCCGCCGAAGCGCAGGCCCGGCTTGAAGTCCAGGCGGAAGATGATCCGAAGATTTATTTTCGTGGTCGGCGCATGGTGCCAGCCTTTGACGAAGTGACCCGCATCGCGAATACCTCTTTGGATTCGACGCTGCTGATTTCGCAGTTGGTGCATACCGAGATTACCGCCATCCGCAAGGAAGCCTCTCGCGTTCGCGTCACGTATGGTCCGACGCAATGGGCTTGCGAAAATCAGGCTGGCTGGTCGGCTCTCGGCGGCGATGCGCGTGTCGGACAGATATTCAACATCGGCGGCGAGGAATTCCAGATTGTCGATATCCGCGCCAACGGCGGTCCCGGCCATCAAACCTATGGCGTCCGGCAAATCCGATATGAGTCCTATAACGAGGTCTATTGGGAGTACGTCACCGAACAAATCGGCCTAAACGGCTCGATTTATGGACAGACCTTCCTCGTTGCCCAGCCCATGCAGGCGACCAGCCTTGAACTGTCATTTGCCCGTGTCGGCAATGACGGTGATGTGCACGTCCTGATCGTGGAAACCACGACAGGCGGCGTTCCGCGTTTTGATGCGGTGCTGGCAAAAGGCATCCTGAAACACGCCGATATCAAGGTCGGCTGGAATAAGGTTGAACTGCCGATCACGCTGCTGGAAAGCGGGAAGCGCTATGCGTTTGTGACCGTGACGACCGGTGCGCATGCGCTGCATATCTCGGCTTCGAACAAGTACACGGGCGGAACGCAGTTTCTCACGACAGACGGCGCATTTGCGCAAGGGTCGATGGAAACCGATATTTGCTTCAAGCTGAATGCGGCACGCTATCGCAGTCCGCGCACGGTTATTCCGATGCAGGCGCTGAACCTCGCGGATGGCATGACACAAATTGACATGCTGTTTGCCGGTTGGGTGCCGGGTGGTTGCCAGCTTGGATGGGAAATCCGCCCTTCCGGCTCGGCTATCTGGACAGAACTGGACGATGGCGACCCGGCGACAAATCCGCTTGTCGGGCTTCCGGCCTCGGTGGAATTGCGCATGGTCATGATGGGCACGGCTGATTTGCAGCCGATGATCCAGCTCGACGACAAGGCGATTTCGCGCGTGGCCCGTAATCGCAGCACGATGCGGGCAGTCAGCAAGAGCTTGCCGTTCGGTTTTCCCACCACGCATGTCCAGACGCAATACACGCTGGATAGCTTCGATCCGGTGCGACACACCTTCACCCCCGCCATCATGGTGGGCGACACGGTTGTAAGCCCTGATGCGACGGTCGTTACTGTCGATCCGCAAGTGCCGTCGCGCCGGACATATCTTTCAACCTACACGCTCGGCGCTGCGGCCAGCGCAGCGGCATCACGTTCGTAAACGGAACTGCGCCCGACGCCGACCCCGCCGCGTTTCCGCTGAATTATCCTACCATCGTTCGGTCATTGCCGCAGGCGGCGGCGCTCGGCGCGGCTGGCACCCTGTTGGAAGATGTGACCACCATTTTCAACGAGGGCGGTTCGTGGTGCATCGTCAACCGCGTCCCCGAAAGCGCCGATGCCGCAACCCTGCAGAATAACCTTATCGGCGATCCTGTGGCTAGAACTGGCCTGTATGCGGCGCTTCGCGCTAAGGCGATTACGAGCTACCAGCCCCGCGTCCTTATTACCGCAGGCGATACAGGCGCATGGATTGAGGGCGGCGTGGTTTCGGTATCTCTGACTTCCGAAGGCGACAATCTGACGGAGGTGCCTGACGTGACGGCGACGGGTGGCGGCGCTGACCCCGGCAAGGTATTGCCGACACTTAAGGCAATTATGGGGACCGGCCCGAACGCCAAGAAGGTGGTTGGAGTTGAGGTCGTCGCTCCCGGTAAGAAAATGTCGGCGGCTCCGCTCTTGACCTTCACGGGTGGCGGAGCCGATGCGGGTAAGGTTCTGCCTGCCGCCACTGCCAATGTCGGCGACGTGGCGAACCCGTTCGTTTCGGCGCTCAACGCCATCACCCCGAAAATCCGCGCTCGCGCTTACATCACTGGACCGAATACGACCGATGCGGAAGCATTGCGGTTCCGCAAAACCGTCAATGGCGGGCGCATCCTGATCATCGATCCGAAGACGATCAAGAACGTAAACGGGGC